TCAGTCTCTGCCTCTGTCATATTTACACCGGGACGTATATCCCAATCAGATACAGCAGCAGTATAACGATTGTCTGTTACTGTATAAGTTGCTGGAGTTGAACTAGACCAATTAGCGGCTAATAAAGTTAATGCTTCGTTGATCGGATATTGTTTTAACTTTTCGACATCTGATCTTAGCTCAGTATCATCATAATTAGACAATCCTGCTAACTTATTTTTCTCAGCAGTCGTATAATCGTTCGCTGACAACCCTTTGCCACTGACCTTATCTACCTTACTGTTATCAATACTCTCAACTCTTGTCTGTAGCTGACCGATAGCATTGTTAGCAGATGTTATATCTGCTTTTATTTGTGCATCGTTATAATTCGATAGTCCAGCTAATTTACTTTTCTCTGCGGTTGTATAATCGTTTGATGATAGCCCTTTACCTGATACTTTATCTACTTTATTGGTTTGCAAGATTTTACCTTGTTCTGCTGATAAAACCTTTTCTACACCTCCCGATGTTAGATCATTGATAATATCTGATTTTACGACTACTTCAAGGCCGGCGATATTTTCAGCTCGTTTTGCTGCTTCCTCAGCGCGATCCGCTGATGATGCTGCCGAGGTTTGAGAGGTTAACGCTGCTGTCTCACTGGCTTTTGCCTTTGTTTCGCTTGCTGAGGCATTTGTCGCGGATGTGGCAGCTGCATTCTTGCTCGCTAAGGCTGATGCTGCACTGTTCGCCGCTTCAACCGCTGATGTAGATGCGGCAGTTTGAGATGCTTCTGCTGACACTTTTGCTGTTGCTGCGGCTGTCTCACTGGCTTTTGCCTTTGTTTCGCTTGATAATGCCGCTGTCGCTGAATTAGCTGCTGCGGTTTTACTTGCTAACGCTGACTTTGCGCTTTCTGCGGCTTCGGTTGCTGATGTTTCGACGCTTGCTGCTGATTCCTCGGCTGCAGTTTTATACAGTAAAGCATTAGCCTCACTCTGCGCTGCGTTATGCTCACTTGTTAAAGCAGCTGCCGCAGAACTTACTGCATCTTGTTTTGATGTAAGGGCTGATTCGGCGCTCCTTGCCGCTCTGGCTGCGGAAGCTGAAGCACTCTCAACATAACCTGTGATCGTCGTTAATAACTGAGGGTCCATCATTTCAGTTTTGATTGATCCTGGTCTTATATTAAACGTGTAACTTTTTGAGCTATTACCGACTGTCTCTATTACCTGTATCGTATCACTGGTAATAAAGTTATATGTATCTACAAAGGCTGATAAAGACACTCTTTGCTCAGTGCCATCAACCAGCGTTAATACAAAATCTGTACCGTCTAGCTTGGCATCAATTGCTACCTTTTCTATGGCCGTGTCCCAAGTCTCAACAGTGCCATCATACTTAGTAACAGTAAATACACCGGTCTGTCTATCAATATTGACTGTCTTAACTAAATCCTGTGCATTCGCATCATCAAATTTTAATAATAATCGACTGTCTGTTTGAGCAATCGTATAGCGATCATCGATCAAGACTTTAAGAGCTGTCAGCACACCGAATACGGTCTGCTGTGCGATACCCTCTACACTTACACCGATCTGATCAGCTCCTGTCAATGCAACAAGAGCGTCAATAAGACTGTTGATGCTCGTTTTAATCTCATTGGTACTGTTGCTGTCAAACCATGCTTTAAGCTCGGCAGCGGTGATTCTTGGCCTGTCTGCCAATGCGGAAACAGGCTTACTAAATGTGTTTATTTTATAATCATTGAGTGACATTAGCTGCCTCCTTTATATCTTGCATTCAAGATGATGTAATTCAACGCAAGCTGTAAAAAGCCGAAGCTTTCAGGTTGTTCATTCTTAAATAAGAACTGGATCATCATGAATTTTTTTGCTTTTCTATTTGTGGCCATAAGTCTTGGCCCATCATCTGTATTAAAAGTAAAACGTTCAAAATCTATATTGTTAAAGTCAAAAATGTCCGACTGTTGGCTTTTAACTAGCTTCTCCACCGACTTCACCCGATAATAAATATCAACTGAACTCTTTAAGTAAGGGTTCAGCATCAGGATAAACTGTTTGAGTGTCTTATAATGGATCAGCTCACCAAAAGTAAATAACGGCGTCGTCCAATAGGCTTTCGTTGGCTCGTCAAGGTCAAACATTAAATCATTAAATTTACACAGCTTACCATCTGTCCTGCCAAAATAAAAGCTTTCATCGTTTGCGAACCAACACCGGGCATCCCGGTTATCTAAGTAGTACCATTCATACTGATAACTTTCTGATACGGCGTTCTTTTCGTAGGTTTTCTGCCGGCTGTCCGCTACATATACATGACCGTTCATGCTGAGATAGTAAAAGCCGTTATGCTCAATAGCTGTTGCATCTTCCATGTTCGGCTCCTGCGTTAATCTGGCATTAATGTAATAGCTGCGATCCTGTGCAAATCGTGTGCCAGTGATCGAGTTAGTCACTACCGCATTGACACCTTGTCTTGATAAAAATAATGGATCGTCACGCAAATTAGCAAATGCGTATTTACTCACCGCACCGACACCAACAACACCCTGCTTAACGCTAAATACCGGATTATTGTTGTTGTCCAAGTAACCGCTGCGTAAATACACTGTCGGGTCCTGTTCGTTGTCCTCTTTATGGATTGACATATACTCACCGATCTTACGGTATCCCATGATTGCCGAGGATTGCCCAATGCGGGAGTAATTAAGATCACCAATATAAGATGGATCATCAACTGCACTGAACCAGTCAAAATTAGCCATATCAGGATTACCAGTCAAGAAAACACGGTTATCCGTACCGCCGACACCATAAATACCGTAAGTAGTACATTTATTGATCCTGTCTGTATATCCGCTTACTTGCTTACTAAACAAGACTTCCACGTTATCACGACCAAGTACAGGGCTTTCACCAGGTGCAGTCGTAAACTTGATTTGCCCCAGCGCTAAATCAACGGTATAATCCGTATCCACTGTTTTTACAACCCACTCACCCGACTTATCCAACACCTTAACTTCCAGCACCTCGGTAATCTCTGACGCATCAAGCTGAAATGTTGTTTCGTCTTTTTTCGCAAGGAAACTATTTTTTCTCTTTGGCTGCAATAGATTGACGTTCTCAAAGCTTGTCCCTCCGGAAGCTGCCCCCCTAGCAATAGAGGTAGTCGGCACATAAGCAATCTCCGTGACATCTTTAACAGCGTAAGTATCATCAAATTTTCCGTATACTTTAAACGATGCACCGTCAAGCAGCCATAATTTCTCCGACATCTGAAATCCCATTGATCTTTGATCTGCCATGTTATCACTAAGCAATGTCGGCTCTGTAAAGCCCTCATACAGCTTCGTGCCAGCATGGATAAGCAAATGCTCCTGACCGTCATATAAGCGATAGATACCGTTGATTCTTGAACCAAAATCATAGACTAACTCGTAGCCTTGTGTTTTAATAGGAAACCCTGCCTGATTACTAATCATGTTGACGGCATCGGGACTGCGACCATTTGCTACTTGAGTAGGGTTATTGCTAAAATCAACGCCCTTGAATTGCTCAATATTGACGGTGTACAGCTTAGGACTTGCCGGTACTTTAAACTGCGCCATGACGCACAAACCTCGCTTTATTTGTTTGTTGTTTAGGCACTAGACTTTCAAGCCCTGTCTCAAACTGATTTCGATACATGGTAGCCAGTGAGTTATCATCATCTTTATACAGCTCACTTGCGATATAGAGTGGTATTAATACAGCAGCATCTATATCAAGTGGTATCTCTGTATCATCGGGACTATCCGGCTTTAAAAGTGCTGGATAAGCGTAATACAAGACAGACAGCATTCCTTCTTGGGGTTCTAGCACCATTGTGTGACCGTAAAGTTCAAAACGGCTGAACGGTTCTTCGTTTAGCCTTACACCCGCAGTATTGACATTGAATAAGTCAGTGCAGAAATCAAGCAAATTGATATACATTTTATCCGCAGATATAATGCGCTCATCACTTAGATCAATCGTTTTCTGTCGCATGATCGTCTTACCGATAGTCGCAAGCCGAATCATTGCCTCGTTGGCAGCTCCCCACATCTTATTGAGATATTCTAGTGTGGTTTCATCTTCTACTATGCTGTTGCCTGTGATTAAAAACATCTTCTGCAAACTTAGTAATTTGATAGTTTTCCAGTCCATGTCTACCCTCCTTTTACAAAAAGAAGGGGCTTGTAAGCCCCCTATGGTAATTGAATCACTTGAACGGTTGCACCAGTTCCTTCAATAACGATCTTCCCTTTGTTTTCTCCGGTGTGGAATAAGTATTTACCCGATTCCACGACAACGGCTTTCTGCTTGCCTGTTTCAAATGGCACTGCTAGATCACTGGTAGCTTGGATACCATCACCGGCTTTGATGGTAGCAGCTGCACCTCCGATCAGTAACAGGATCAGCTCATCGGAACTGCCTGTATAATCAACCACCGCACCCTCTGCTGTTAAGGTTACGGCTGCACCGACTTCTTTTGGTTCATTGAATTTTAATTTTGTGTTTACTACTTCTGTCTTTGCCATTTTTTATATCCTCCTATTTATGTACCTTAATTGCATATAATTCTTTTGGACGTACTGATTTGGCGCCAAATGTGTTTAGACCTTTAATTGCATCACTGAATGATTTTTCAGGGCGATATGCTTCTGTCCGGTCGATACCCGAAGCAAATGCAATACCTTTCTTGGTACGAATCATTGCGTATGTGTCTGTGCCATCATTGTATAGATTGTTTGAATACTTAACTACACAGTTGTCGTACATACCTACGATGCCTTTTTTAATCAGCTCGTCATTGTTGGTTTTTAATTCAACAAGATTATCCTTAAACAGCTGATACATGAAATAAGGGATTTCGATAAATACCTTATCTTCAATTTCTACATTGTTTTCACGCAAATACAGTAGACCAGCATCAATCAACGCTTTAGCATCTTTAGCTGTTGTCAATTTAGTAGAAGCTGACATACCGCCCGCCTGTGTGGCGATTGAAGCAGCGTGTCGGTCACGTACACGTGCCATCTTATCGGTGACTTCTTCTAAATACATTTCCATCAGACCTTCACGTGCCTGTGCCTTGTCAATATCGTCAATCTTGAAGTTGAAGAACTTCGCTTGATCAATATCCATATAGACTGAACTATCTGCAAGTGTCTCAGGATCAGGCAATGTTCCTTTGTAGTCACCAATCGTCACTTCACCCAAACCAATAATCTTAACCTTTTCGCCTTTCTTACATTCGCCTTCGAATGCAGTCCAGCAGTCATTCACGATCTTGCATTTTGCTTCTAATGCCTTTTGAATTTCCTTTGCCCAGAATGTAGGCTTAAAATTTGCATAACTCATTTAGTTATTCCTCCTATTTCCATTTAGTCATTGACTTTCTTACTTTCGCTCTGATTTTTGGGTCATTCATTTCTTCGTCGGTTAAACGATCCACTTCATCAGGTGTATAATAATCTTTTTCTTTTGTTCCGCTGCCGATTGCACCTATATCCTTTGGCTTTGGTTTGGTGTTGGCTTGCTCTTTTGCCTTTACTGCAAAGTAAGCAGTCTGTGCATCAACTCCGCTGTTTACCAAACTCGCAAACTCAGGGCCAAGATCATCCAGTTTTTTCACTGTTTTATCAATCTTGCGGATCGCTGCCAAGTCTCTTTCCATTGCGGATTTAACTTGAAACTCGATCAGCTGGTTTTTGTATAGATCTCTTTCCGCAGCCGCCTGCTGGGCTTGAAGCATTGATTGTTCTAGCTGTAAACGCTCTGAACGTACCTGTTCTAACGGTTTACCAGTTGCGGCAGCCTCGATCTGATCAGCAACCTCATCCGGATTACCTTGATAGCCGAATTTGCTGGCAGCTTGTGCCATGCGCTCCGCTTGCTTGCGGTAGATTTCTGCTTCACGTCTTGCTTGTTCTTGCTCTCTGCGCATACGTGCAAAGGCTGCATTTTCTTCCGGTGTCTGTTGAGGTTTGGCGACTTCCTCCGTTTCCGCCTGTTCTACTACCGGTTCTGTTAGTGTCTCTTCGACTTGTGTTTCAGGTTCAGCGACCTCCTGCATTTCTACGCTTGTTTCTAATTCTTCCATGTTATCCTCCCGATTTTTACGCTATTCAATGCGATATAAAAAGCGTCTTAGCGCTTAATACCTACTTTTCGATTTTCACCGGCTGTTCATTGCTGATGATTTGCACCTTGTCATAATCCGCACACTGTGGATTGATGCACTTGACATGATGATCCACGTATAATTTACCGTTTCTGATTACATTCTCAGCCTTGATAATACGCATCTCACACTGGCATTTGCTGCACGACATCCTGCTCACCTCCTTGATAGCCTAATTGCTGAGCTACTTGATTGACGTACTCATTTAACTGCTGGTTCTGTGCCTGCAGTTGTTGATTCTGCATCATCAGCTCATTATCTTGCTGCTGTTTTCGCTTTTCGATAACAGCCAGCATCTTATTTTTTGGCACTGATGAGCTATCATCAAGAGCATTGATGTATTCTTCAAAACTCAGTTGTTGATTCATAAATAAATTCTCTAATGATTTTTCCTGTGCATATCGACTGTATGGATTTGCCTGTGATACATCGACACGCACATTGACTTGTAACTGTTGCAATGTTTCTGCATCTATTACCGCCTGCTGCTCCTGACCGTTTTCATCAGTGATCGTCACTTGCATACCTTCTACATTGTAGGCAACCCACATGCTGTACCAGATGTTAGCTATATCCTCAATGCACTGTTTGTAGTTGCTGATGGATTCATTCAGCGGTATAGCCGCTTGGTCACGTACTGCAATAATGGCATTACCCGATGCCTGCTCTGGGTTGATCTGTCCGAGTGCTGCATCACCGGCACCGGCAAGGTCTTTGGTCGTTTGCAGCATCTCATCACCCAGCACCTTAGCGTCATTGCTGACACCGTTAGGCTGCAGATATGCGATCATATCTTTTACAGATGCTACGCTTCCGTGTACCTCTAATGCTGCACCTGCTTCACCAATCATTTCGGGATTATCAATCTTTTCAGCATCATAAACCACTTGAGGAAAAGCAGCAGTCTTGACCGCTGAAGAACGTCTGTACAAGGTCTTGTTAACCTCAATCTGATTTGCAATCAATGGTCTAACCTCGCCGTTACCTCTTGCGGAGTTATGCAGCTGCTCAACCACAAAGCTAGCCACTGGATAAAACGTCAAGCCATCAATCGCTGTATCAGGCTCGTAGACTACGTTTCTAGTAGCCCTACAAAAATGCACAACGCCGTTATCTTTCCAAAGCTTTAAAACAGATGTGCATTTGCCATTATCGTCTTTAACCTCGATTGGTTTATTTGTCTGATGCTCCTGCTCATCACTGGTGATCTCATCAGGATCAATTCCATTAGCTTCAGCAATCTTTTTTACATCTTCAACTCTCAACCGCTCGCTGATCAAGATATACGGCTGCTTTTGTATATCCGCCAGCTGCTCATCGCCTAAATAGATGTTAGTGTTATCAATGATCTGCGCCTTGTTACCGCCGTCATAAAAGTAGATATAGCTGTCGCCGGCAATGTTACCTGCTTTCACTAGCTCCCATGCAAGTGTAGCCATCTTCAGCTTTTCCCATTGTTTCTCAGCATATCTATTCAAGACTTCACATGCCTGCTGAAACACTTCATCAGATTCGAGCGGTGTGTAAATGATAGCCATCTCATTCATGGCGATTGAGGCGGTTTTGTATTTAACGACCGGTTTAATAAAGTTGTAAAAGGGCAATGTCTCACCGCCTGCCTCTACACCTACCCACTGCCTGTCCTCATAAAAATCATAGGCTTGTGTGGTCTTGGAGTATAAAGCCATCTTGTTATGATGGTCTACACCTTTTTGATACAGCTCCCATATCTTCTGTGCTAACTCATCATTCATTTAACTTTCACCTGCCCTTCTGCACTACCGGTATAATTCTCAATATTCTGTGCGATCAGCTTTGCTCGCCGCTGCTCTTTCGTATCTCGTCTCAACTTAGGTGGTTTAAACAAGGGTTCAAGCGCTGTCTTGACTTCGCTCTTGTTGAGCGCTAGTCCGTCTTTTAGCCCTTTACGATACGCAAATAAAAAGGCAGCTCCTACGGCTACCGTTGTCAGTAGTGTTAGTATTTCCATGTTTATATCGCACGACTTTTCGTGCCTTGTCCTCCTGGTTTTTTCTTAGGTTTTTCAAAATCAAAATTAGCTTTTTTGGCTTGCTGCAACGCTTTAGTCGGTGATGTATAGCTTACGCAAAAGCCTCTCAGTGCATCAGGACCATGTGTAATATCATGTGGTTCACTGGCTACATCACTCACTCTTTTTTGGTCATACTGCAGCTGTGGGATGCACTTGATCAAATAAGTACAATTACTAAATATCTTTAAAGCTGATGTTTTGGTAACAGCACCGTCCGGCTGTTTCTTGTCAACGACTTTTAGCCATTCTTTTGTTGACATCCACCCATCTATGCGATTATTGGACGTCTTACTTAATACGATTCCATTAGATGCAAATAGATCAGCCACACTTTTTCCTGTTTCCTGCCGTCTATTCCACATATCCGGCGGTGCGAGGTAGCTATATACTTGCTCTTTTGAGCTTGCTTTTATCATTGCAGCAGCTTCGGATACGATCACGTCACTTTGTGCCACCTCTCGGATCACATATGCATTGCCTTCTGTATCCATTGCGATCCAGTAGCCTGCAAACATGTCTAACCCATAATCCATTGTAAAATAGATCTTCCAGTGTGGTGGTATTTCAAAAGGCTCAATTACATGTATTTCACGGTTAAACTCCTTGAAATACTGTCCGTCATAAACGTCCCAATTTCCATCAAGCATTGCCTTTCGTCTATCTTCGGGCAAATTCATCAAAGTTTGAACATACCCGGGATCAGTTTTCATTAAAAATTCATTATCAAAAACTTTCGCAGCTATAAAAATATAATCATCCGGATTTTCATTTGTGCTGTAATCTCTATCTATAAATAGTCGTTTTACCCAAGCATGACCGACACCGCCGGGATTACATGTAAAGTACATACGAGGTGTAAACTTACTCTTGCATTGTCCGCTGGGTCGTAACGATTCAGTGAGCGCCTGAAACTGAAATTCAGTGAATAGAGTGGCTTCCTCTAAACAGATAACATCATATGCCTGCCCTTGATACTGCAAGACGTCTTTTTCAGCCTCACAATAGCCTAATTTGATACGTGATCCGTTTGTAAACACAAGCTCCTTTTTTGCATCTCTGTAAAATCCCACAGTCGGCTTATTAGCAAACATCTTTTGCAAAATGTTTATATGGTTTTCTTGGAGTTCCGCCAATGTACGTCTCAATAACAAGATCTGTATGCCTGGATATTTTAGCGCTAATAGCACATCTTTTGTACGCATCGCCCAGCTTTTACCGCCTCCACGTGCACCGCCATAGCAAACATAACGTGCAGTAGCTTTGAAAAACTCTACTTGCTTTGGATAAGGTTTATCAATCTTGATTACTTCGCCCATTCTTCAATCTCACCGTTTAATTCAACTGTAATTGAAGTGTTTTCAGTTGCCTCACCTTTGGCTAATGCACGTTTATCATAAAGCGTACTAATTGCCGATGTGATGTCACCAATTTTCTGTATTTGTAGTGCAGATACTTTAGTCAGTAATGCTTGTTTCTTCTTATCACTGATTTCAGCATTCGGTGCGCTCATCCACTCTTGCAGTAGCTCCGCCAATCCTTCCTCTGCTTCTAAAGCAGTAGTAAGTCGCCTATCCAGTAAGTCTAGGCCTTTATTCATCAGCTCTCCGGCTTTTTCAGCAAAATCCATCTTTGCTGATAATCTGATAAGTGCAACCTCTTTCTCAGGAGTATCGTTTTTGATCCAACCGGCTACCGTTGATGTAGGCACACCCAGCTCTCTTGCTACCTGTGAGTATGATCCGCAGATGCCATACATTGCAATCGCTTTTTCTTTTATCTCATCACCATATTTTTTACCTCTTCCTGCCATTATTATCACCTCATTCCTGTATGTATAATAAAAGGACAGCCGTTGAGCTGCCCAAGAAAGGAGAACTATATTGAAATTAACAAGTGGGTGTTAGCGGATAATTGGGTATGTATGGGGGAGAACCTTATCCGCTAATTCCACACTATCATAATATCATATTGACATGGTGGAAATTTCCACTCTTTTATATTTCATTCAAAACTTTTTTTAAAATCCGCTTTATTCGCTTTTCAATTCCAGACTTTGAATAATTATTATAATCGCCTGTAGTTGTTAGCGTTCTTCGTTTTATATAGTAATCTTCAATGATTTTTCTTTCATCCGGATTCATAAGATTAAGATAATAATTAAGCAAGTTTAGTGTGATAAGTTCTTTTTTTAAACGCATCTTTAACCTTGATTTTTCACCTATGTAATAATTTTTCTTTTCCGAATATGGATTTCCTTGCGTACCAGGCACTCCATCATATCCTTTTCCTGCCATACCCATCATCTTATTGTCTATCTCTTCTATTTGTTCACGCAGCCTCTTAATGCTCCTATTGATTCCGTTATATCGCTTAAAATCGCATTGGAGCATATACACCTCTTCATCAATATCTCTTTTCATCAGATCGTGCCCCACTCTCTCAATATCCTAAACAAATATATCTGCATATCCCAATAGGTCGCGCAGGGCTTTGCCCGCAGCTTATCATACGCCTCAGCGCCAACTGCGAAGCAGTCACCTGCCCGATATATGCGTATCTTTTTATTGCCTATATTTGCATAGATTACAAGCCGCTGAAGTTTATCGCTATATTTAGGCTTGAAATTTATTTGCGGGAAATCAACGCCTAATTTAACTAGAGCATCAGCAATCAAGGCTTCATCAGTTTTTGCCATTAATCGACCTCCTCATAAGTCTGCTCAAAGATCTTTGCCTTACATGGATAAATTTCGCCTTGTATGCCCCTAATGATATAATCACCTGTTTTAGCTGTCATAGTTCCTTCAAGCGTTTCAATCACACACAATGCAGGCGCTGAATGCTTCCCGAAATTGTAGGTTTTTATTTTATTTTCAGATACAGCATCCCAAAACCAATCCTCTTCAACAAGTCCTCTTTCATTTAGCTGAAATGCTTCAACTATAACTGGTTTCTTTTTGTATTTCATAATTCCTCTAGCTCCTTTTCTGATTTCCAATTCATTTAAGCCTCGATCTTGATACATGCAGCTCCGGTCCGCACTTCAAATCATAATCACACACGCCATTAATAAACATAGCTATTAGCTCCCTCTGTTCATCGCTTAGTAATAGTTCAGCAGCCCTATTATCATCAATCTCAACAAAAACGAGATATTGAGGTTTTTTAATTTCAATCTTGTCTTTTCCGGTCAGCATTCTATTTAATACCTTTCATATAACAAGCCCAAAATGTTTTACTATTCTTACCGCTGTGATGTCCAAATAATGGTCTTCTTCCGATTGCATTCCACACATCAGCAGCAGGAATATCAAATTCATTCCATTTAAAAATCAACACCCCCTCATTATCAAGCACTCGCATACATTCTTGAAAACCATCGTGTAACATCTGTTTCCAATTCTCTCCTAATTTTCCGTATTTCTTTGCAAGCCATGCTGTTTCTCCAACTTTTTGTAAATGTGGTGGATCAAAAACAACTAACTTGAATGTATTATCGTTAAATGGGAGATTAGTGAAATCACATTGTATATCTGGATTGATAACACATGATCTCTCTGAGTTTCCGTTATTTGATTTCCAAATTCCCGTATAAAGCACATTACGTTTATCACAATAAAGTACATTGGGGTGATTTTTATTAAACCAAATCGTTCTAGATCCGCATGTTGTATCTAGAATTATCTTATCTTGCATATCTTTTCCTCCTAGTGCTTAGCTCTCTCAAAATCTTCCGCAGATACATAACTACTTACTAGATGCTCTGGCAGCCATCGGCTCTGTGGTTTTTGAGCTCCCCAATCAAAATAAGCGATCAGATAATGAGGCTCTTTGTTTATAACTTCAACCATTTCGACTTTGTATCCGTTGACATAATCGCCTCGCTTTCTCTCGTTCATATCTGATTCTGCCATACATTTTCATATACCATTTCTCACACTCTCGGCAGTAACTGCTATACTTCTTTGTTGTATTCATGTATCTAAACTGTGTGATGTCCTTGTATTCGCCACACATACTGCATTTACGTTTCATTCACCTGCACTCACTTTCCGACCTTGTTCAAAAATATTTTTCTAAATATACTCTCAAGCATTGGTACAGGCATACTGTTACCTGCCTGCTTGTAAAGGGTTCTGTTCATTTTTCCTTCAGCACATGGATTGGCAATACACGCTGCATCAAAATCAGAATCTGTAAATCCTTGAAGTCGCCAGCACTCACGCTCTGTTAGATAGCGATATTTATCTTTGCCTAAGTCTATGACTTGAGCTGGTGTGCGATCCTGTCTGCATGTGATAGTCATAGCATACTCTTCAATAACAGTTGTACGTTTAATACCTTTGTTACCAATGCAGTTAAGCACGCTGGATTGTGTTACCGTGTAATGCTCAGGCACATCTGTTTCCAAAAATTCATTAAGTGGTTTCATTGGCGTTCTTATCAGGCTACTAAAGTCAAATCCTTCATCAGCAAGTGATGAGATTGTAATAACCCTCCGTCTTGCTTGCGGCAAGCCAAATTCACGAGCATCTAAAACTGCATAGCTGTTCGTGTAGCCAAGTTCACGCATTTCATACAAATATCTTTCATGATTGGCTACCATGTGTTTAGACCTCACGTTCGTTACATTTTCCCATAACACGTATTTTGGCATCCATTCACCCATCTGTTTAATAATGTTGATTGTTTCCCACATTAGACTTGATTGAGTTTCCGAGCCTTCATCTGCACCTTCTTGCCTTCCTGCTATCGAAAAATTCTGACACGGACTTCCATGTATTAAGATACTTGGTCTTAGATTCCAACCAACAACAGACTGTGTCTTGTAAGGCAGATCAGCAATAAACATTTGATTATAACTGTCTACTGCCTTTTGATCAATCTCGACATAGTCAATAGCCTTTACTGGAAGCCCGATATTTCTAAAAGCACACCGAGGTGCGCCGATACCTCCGAATAATTCTAATGATTGTATCATTGTTTCCTCTCAAACTGATAAGATTCTTTGCAATTGTAATTGCCTTTCATGATGATGTTTTCAGATATGAATTGATCAGCAATCTGATAAAGTGACTTAGGCACACAATTAAATTCTAAATATGATTTTTCAAAATCTTTCAAATTATCAACGTTTTTTAATAAATATTTCGATGTGATTTTTTGTATGGTAGCAAAGTGCGCACCCATCTTAACAAACTCAAATAACTTGCTGCTCTTATCAAAAACATACATGGTATGAAGCCTTAGCATATTTTCAAGTCGCGCTTCTGCGTATTCTTCTGTCAATTTATATTTGTCATAAACATAACTAGCAAAATTGCGTATATCTTCAATTTCTACTGTAATATTTTCTGCATCCGGATATAACTCACACATATATTTTTCAAGCTCATTCATTAGGTCCTCATCATTCATATTTTGATAAAGGTTAATGACGTTATGTAATGGATATACATCACATTTTGCTTGCAACTGATTTCTTGTTCCTTCTAAACAATCACATGTATATTCGACCATTTCCTCAGCATCTTTATCATAATACTTCTCTTTAACATACTTATGAGGTATATCAGATTCACAAATATCTTCATAGCATTTTTCAATGTACAGCCTTAATATAAAAGGCCAATGGATTGTGAATGGTATGCTTTTTACATCTTTTTGATTACTAAGACTTTCCATAAGCAGCCTCCTTGCTGATCCGTTCAAATTCTATTACCCAGACCCAGGGATTAGCTTCCCAGCTATACAAATCGTAATCACCAGTTTTTATTGTGCTATTCCATAGATCAGCAAAGGCAATCTCATGAGCATATCGGATGTTTTCGGTCTCTTCATAAGGCATCTGATTTTCATAATGCTTAACTATGCCAGGGCGTACACCCTCATTAATGATTTCATCATTACTTATGTTTTGAAGTCGTTCAATTCGCACGTCAGTTACTTTTAGGAATAATCTGGCTGCTTTTTTTGGCATATGGATTGATGGATGCCAACATGCTCTATACCACTCATCTAGCAAAACACTGTCAGCCCTATATATGTATTCATCTTCATATAAAGCCCACTCCTCTCGAACATATAGGATGTCACCGCTTTTATAATCAGGCTTCAATGGATGTGTAATTTCGTTCCAACAATCGCCTATTTTCTGATGTAAACTATAAGCATCATTTCCGTATTTATCAGCAACACATTGGGATAAATTGTTATTAATAAATTCTTCTCTACGTTGCCATTTGGCAATTCGCCTTGTGGTAGTCTTTCTTCCTTCTAGTATCGCTTTCACCATTTCTGTGTTAAACAATATCGGCTTCATATTCTTCACCTTCCTATCTTTTTTTTCTTTTACCAACATCAACTAATTCTGCATCTAGTCCAAATAACGCTGCCTGCACCGGCTTTTCTAGCTCTAGGCGACCGCCAGTCTTATCAATGCACTCTTGGCACATCAGATGCCCATTCATGCCCTTGCACGGTTTCCAAGCTCCACAGCAGTCGCATTTATCTACAAAACAATTAGCCATTTTGCACCTCCCGTTTACGAACTTTTAACGAACTTTTACGAAGTTCAGCACTTTTCCACGAAAAACTTCATTTTTTTGCGAAAACACCAAAAATCAGGCAAAATTCATGCAATATAACCTTAATATTATGTTGCATCATGATTTCAGCGCTCTGAGCTTTAAATAACGGCGTTTTCACACGTTTTTTAAAGTCCAATAGTTTTTGGTTTTTTTGCACCCTTTTTAGCCTTATATCTCGCTGAGCTGTGCTTGGAAATGCAGGAACTCCTGAATGCCTTCTGCAACCTCCAAGAGTTCCATTTCTAGCACCTCCGCCGGCAGCTTTCCGTTGTGTGTCCTCAAATACTCAAACAGCTGCCATCTATCTTGCATAACGTTTCTCCCGGAAGATCTGCGTTGTCTTTTGATACTCCAGATCGATCTTGCCACGCTTACCGGATCGGTTTTTATCAACGATCAACTGTATGTCTGATGTCGTTTTATCAAGATCATCATTAGGATTATGCAGCAGCATAACCACATGAGCTGATTGCTCCAACTCTCCGGAATCTTTAAGGAAGTTAACGGTAGGCGCATCAGTTCCTGCACGATTAATATGCGCAAGTAGGAATACTGTAACGTTTAGATCCTTTGTCATTTTTTGAATTTCCCTCACAGCTTCACCGATTCGCTCTGTATCACTTTGACGTTTGCCGGTTGTTACATACCCAATATGATCAATAAAGATGATACAATGCCCCTCTCTTTGCTCTCTGGTAAGGATCGCTCTCACTGCTTTCAAAGATTTTGATCCGTTATAGATTTTGATTTTCTTGTTGTAGATCAGTGTTAAAGCATTATTCAATTTATTGATCTCGTTCGTTTCAAGCTTTGTGAACCGGTTTATAGGGATTGCTGAATTGATAGCTGCCAATCGCTCATAGATTTCTTTTTCTGTCATTTCCATATTTAAATAAATGCATTTGTATCTATCCGAAAGGTCATTGATCATATTCAGTGCAAAACCGGTCTTGCCTACTGATGGGCGAGCTGCAATGACATTCAGTGTATTTTCTAGCAAGCCCACTCTGTTAAGACAATCTAAATCTCTAAATCTAATCTTTGCTCGATCTGTCGTTATCAAGTCATAGATCTCTTGAGGTTTAGGTTTATGATAATCATTAACATTTACAAATTCCGAGCTGATGGATCTGATGCTATCAACTACCTCGCTATAAGATGCCTTTCCCTCAAGCAGTGCATCAGCTATTTTAATGATCTGATTTTTTTTATATGCCTCTTCCTGTTTTTCCATGAGAAAGTGGAAGTTGCTGCTTGATATGTATTCATCAGACAATGCCATACAGTAATCAACAAACTGGCCTGCATCTTTTACCTCAGCACACATTAAACCGATCGAGATTGCACCATTCTCAGCATAATATTTTTTAAATATCTCATAAGCTCTGCGATTTACCGGATTGACAAAATGTTTTGAATCCAGTGAGCATTCATCTATTGTTTTCGGATCGGTGAGCATAATAGAAAGCAGTGCTCTTTCTATTTGATCGTCATAAGTTTGGGTATGCATTTTTGCTTGTCACCTCCCTGTGCGGTTTATCCTGTTCTTTCATCAGCCAATTCACTATAAAGCGTAAGATCCCTTTTTTTGTTTTCCTGCGCTTAGGATTAGCAGATAACCATGCCTGCATCTTTCTCAGTTCTGTAACTATATCCACTGCCGGGAATAATTGATGCCATTCATCCACTTGCTTTTGATTTATTGGATACATCGAATTATCATTTAAAGACAATTCAATAACTGCTGGTGCTGATTCCTCAGTGCCAGTATTACTTTCTTTTTCTTTTCTTTTCTTTACGTCATTATTGCTGCCATTAACCTCGTTTTTGTTGACAATAACTAGATTATTGTTATCAATAACCGCATTATTGCGTACACTTAAAAAAGCATCCGGCAAAATGCAAAATTTTGATAATATATTAGGCTGTCTTCTGCGAGCGGTGATCTCAACGTACCGGCGCTGAATGCCAACAGAGGTGATAACACCCTGCGCAAGGAGATCCTTATCGAAAAGGTCTAATTCCGCACAGAAGTGTATCACTTGCAGCACAACCTCTTTGTTCCTTATCCACTTAGATCCTATATCTCGGACAAAGAACGTACTTAATTGATTAAGATCAGTTTGTAAGTAATAGCCCTCTTGGTACACTCGGCGGATCACCCAATCATAAACAGTGTAACCAAGAGGACCATATTCATTTAACAAATCAATGATCTTAAAATCAGAATAAATATCAACATCACTCGGAAAATAGCTGCAACCCTCTTTATAAGGTCTAGCCATTTTTTCCTCCCTTTGTTTACAACACGTCTATAACGATGCTTTCTGATGGTGTATCCATGCCATTATTCACCATCCATTGCCTTGCCATAGATGCAGCTGCATAACACTCACGTCCTCGCTTTTCCATTTCACGAATAAAATGCATGACCTCTGTTGCATTCTTTGGAACGTAATAACCAGCTCCTGAAGCAGTTGAGCAAATCACCATGCCTTCCATCCTAAGATCACGAATGAAGTTTCTGACAGCTCTTTCGCCCAATCGTGTTTTATGGCAAAGTTCATCCTTCGTGATTGCATTCTCTGCTCCGATTGCTTGTTCCAGCAATCTTCGGATATATTCCTTCACCCGATAACGACGACCTTTCCGTCCTCAATTAAATCAGATAAACCTTCACGCAAATACCCGGCAACTCTCTTCTGAGCTTCAAGTTTCCATCTGCCACCGTCTGCTTCATACAGGGCGATGCGATTTCCTTGTTTAACTCTCAATAGATACATAGTCTCAGGCTGCTCAACCTCTGTATATGTGCGATATGCAGCCAATCTGACAAAAGGGTTGACTTCAACTGCATCCTTACTCTTAACTGCTGCCCCTTTTTCAACGGTTACAGTTTGACTAATGCCGTTGTCTGCTACTTCTAATTTTTCCGATTCTACAAATGAGCTGATTAATTCCAGCAAGTTCCGTTTATTATCGGTATTTACAAAACATGTTTGCAACTGGATAATAAACTCCTCTAAATCCATATAAAAATTAAAATTGATTTGTGGTGTTGTAGGGGATACGGACAGCACATAATTACGTTTTTTATACTTATCCAATGAACTATATACTTCAATGTCCTTGTGTGTTGCTGATACGATGAGCGGATACTCAAAATCTCCATCTTTACACGTAACATGCAGAAAATCAATAGCAGCATCTAACGTATTTAATTCCTTGTAGTTGCAAGCATCCGGCATCAGACGTTTACCGTCAATATACGTTTCACCATTTATATCCATTACTTCTGTTTTCTGGGCTTCTACTGCTAATCCTGTAATATACTGAGCTAATTCTTTCAACATGTTATTTTTCCTCCTGTCCAGTTTGGACTGTTTCTTTCTTAATTAAATTCTCTGCGCCGATGCCAATCAATAACATCTCTGGTTCATAGATCTCACCATCAAGATTCAACTGCCCTCTTGCCTGATTGTTGCTTTCGATGAGTACATTGATTAATTGACCACTTTGTGGATCTTTAACACTGTGCATATTCATTATTGATTCTTTTGCTTTCATTTCCCCCAGCTTGTTTTTGACCTTATAGCTAGTGATCACGTTTCTATCTTCAACCGGTTTAAACATGATCTCGATAATAAGTTTTCTTACAGCCTTAGGATCCGAGTTCACATCGGCAATGTTTGCCATGATTTCGGATGTTTTATAATCTGCCCTTTCTTTCAGATTACCATTGTCCATATCTAAAATACTTCCTTTTGATTGTTTCATTTGTTCTCCTTTTCCTTTCATCTGGAAAATTTCATATTTTCCAGTTTCTTCCTTTTTTCTGCATCCGTCGATACATTGTAGATGCGTGTTGTATCTAAGGATTCGTGACCTAATATATCTGCAAGCTCTAAGATGTTATTGTTGTTTTGCAGTAGAAACTGCTTTGCAAAAAAATGTCTAAACGAGTGTGCATGTACCTTTTTTTTATTTACTCTGGCAGCACCGGCAATCTTTTTTAACCTCCTCCATATGGTGCTTTTTGAAAGCATCTTGCCTTCTTTCTTGCCAATAAACACATATCCATGTCTTATTCCCTGATGCTTGCAATATCGACGTAATTCTCTAGCTAAATCTTGTCTGAGTATTACCGTGCGATTTTTGCCTTTATTGCATACCTTGATGTAGTTGCTTTGGATACTTTCAACAGTAATAAAGCGCAGCTCTTCGATTCTTATACCGGTACAAGCTAACACTTTCATGATCAAGTACATATCCATCTGATCACGTCTCTTAGCGTGTCTTAGCAATCGTTTATAATCTTCAACGTCAATAACCTCTTCTAAGCTTCCTCTGCGCTGGATCTTTAACAACTTCACGATCATTGATTCAAAACCTAGCCATTTCAAATATTTATTTAAAATAACTAAATAACTATTGATTGATGAGGGTTGATAACCTGCATCTATCAAATGCCGTTTATAGTCAATGATCGTGTCTTTGGTAATTTCACCATCAGTATATTGGACAAATTTATTTAGATCCCGGCGATACTTTTTAAGCGTTGATTGACTTTTTTCATTAATTCTAAGTTCTTCTAAAAACTCATCAATGCGCTTTGCAATAGTGACTTGATTCAACACATTTTCAAGCTCCACTTTTTATATATCTTGTTTGTACGGTCAAACTCAGGATAGATACCTCGCAGATATTCATTGGCCTGATCAAGCATCTCGTCTCTGCGATTGCTCTGATCCATCAACATATGACACTTAAAACAACCACACACTAAGTTTTCTGCTATTCCTAAACCGCCTCTACTGCGTGGCACGATGTGGCAGAGCTGTACATCATAAGCTGATCCGCAAAAGATGCAGCATTCACCGTCACGTGCTTTTACCTGTTTTCGTACTTTGCTAGATATACTACATTTTTTAGTTCTTTCACTCATGATCCAACCCTCTTTTCTTATTCGCTTTTTTCTATACCGAACACTTTCATTAGCAATTCGATTTCATCACGATGCAACTCGATTACATCTACACTCTCGCCTTTAGACTTGCGTATATACATATACTTGCTGCCTAGTTCAGAGGTTAATTCTGATGCTGCATTTAAAACCGGTTCAGCCTGCTCTGCAAGCTTTTCTGGTGAGCTTAATCCATAATCATCTTTGTATTTCTCAAAAGCTTCTTTGTTAATTGTCATGCGTGATGATAGCAACATATCATCAACTTCAATAGTAATCGTCATTAATTTCATTTTGTTCTCCTTTAGTCCTTCGGACATATTTCCTCCATAATTTTAACAATGCATTCAGCATCATCGCTCTCGCTCCACAGATCACGCACACTTGTCACTGTATTTCTGTCTAGCTCATTAACGTAATAACGCATGAGCTGAAACATTGCCTGTAAGCCTTGTTGCTGTGTCTCGTAGGTGCAATAATCAGCCCCACATGTAATGCCTGCTGGGTTATTATTATGCAACCATAAATCACTACTACCCCAGCCTGTCTCCCAAGCCCACGTGGCAAGCGCAAACGATGCATCTATTCCATAATCAGTAGCCATCCCATAAAATTCTAATCCCGAGAGAGGAGTGAGACGGCTGCTGATAGCCTCTAATGGTGTATGATTCTCGTCTATACGAGTTTCAACACCATTTATAGGTGTTCAGTAATCTTCTTTAACTGGAGTTACTATCTCGCCAAGCACCTGCAGCTCCGCTTTTTCGCTTAGTAGCTGTGCTATCTTTTCGGTTTGTTCCTCGGCTAAACGATTGCAATTATAAATTTGCACCGTAACCGCCATCGAATAAATCACAAGTCCTAAAATAACCCAGTTCTTCCAGATTGGTTTTCTTATGTATTTGATCATTGGTTTCTCCTTGCCTTTTTAGGTATTAATGCTACAATTTTCTTGAGGTGATTTAATGAAATATCATAAAGAGTATTATGATGTATTGAGAAAACTCATTACCTATTTTCCAGAAAAAAATTTAATGATTAATTACACCTTACCCATTAAGACTATCGAATTATTTAAAAGTGAAACTGAACAGCTGAAATATTTGGGGTATTTAGTCATTCTTAAAGATATAGAAATCATTAAAACTAACGATTCTTATTCTTTGATATATTTAACGCCTAAAACCGTGCCTCATTTTCATGAATGCGCAATGCAGATGAGTATTAGGCAAGAAAATATAAAATGGAGTTTAATTTCAATAATAATCGGCTTTTTAACAGGTCTTGTCGGTGCTTTAATCACTGTTTATTTAGGAAAATAAAGCAATAAGCGTTAAAAACATTAGAGCAATGTTTACTAGTGCTGATAATAATAGACACCTTTTTAGAATAACGTTTTCTTTAGATAATAATTCTGTAACAATACTAACAGCGCTCATTTTGTTTAATCGTTCTAATTCTCTCTGAAATTTCTCGC